ATCTCGAATATCCCAAGACCAGCTTGCATCAGCCTGAACTGGCGCCAACTGGCCATGACCAGCCTCGACTGGAAACGATTAGCCCGGATGGGGCGGGATCGTTCGGGCCGCTTGTGGGGGACATATGCCTGGACGCGCTGGGTCTTGAGTTGATGCCGTGGCAGGTGCATTTTCTTGACCGTGCGTTGACGTTTGATGATGAGGGGCTGTTGGTGCATCGGTCGGCGTTGGGATCGGTCGCACGTCAGAATGGAAAGTCGATCATTTTGAAGTCGGTCATCCTGTTTTGGCTGTTAGAAATGCCAAAGATCCGTGGCGAGAAGCAGACGATTGTGTCTGTGGCGCACCGCCTTGATCTTGCCGTCATGGTGTTTGACGACTTGGCTGACATTCTTGAAAACAAATACGGCGCCTATGTGTCGCGGTCGTATGGTCGCAACAAAGTGACGATGCCGGACGGTACGACGTGGTGGATCAAAGCCGCCAAACACAATGCGGGCCACGGCATGAGCATTGACCTGCTCATCGTTGACGAACTCTTTGACGTGGACGCTGAGGTCGTTGAAGGCGGTCTGATGCCAGCGCAACGCGCCCGCAAAAACCCGTTTGCCCTGTTCATGTCAACCGCCGGAACCGAAGCATCGGTGCTGTTCCAACGCTGGCGCGAACACGGCCTACGCGCAATTGACAGCGGGCAACCGACCGTCAACTACATGGCCGAATGGTCACCACCCCCGCACGTCGACCCGATGTCGCCAGCGTCGTGGACGTGGGGCAACCCCGCCATCGGCCACACCCTTACGCTCGAAACGTTGCAGCAAGAAAGCGAAAACCCTGATCGCGCATCATTCCTACGCGCATCTCTGAATTTATGGGTCACGGTCGCCCGCGGCTGGATCGCACCCGGACGCTGGCCCGAACTTGAACACCGCGGCCCAATCCCAATGGGCGGCATCATCGCCATCGAAGCCAGCCTTGACGACTCCCGTTATGCCGCCGTGCGCGCCGTCAACCTGCCCGACGGACGCACCGTCTGCACCATCGCATTCGTCGTCGACACGATCGGAGAGCTGTACGACAAGCTGGCTGAGGTCGCCGCCGACCCAACGGTGCGGTTCGCCATGTCTCCCAGCATCGACGCCATCTGCCCGCCCAACCTGGAGCGCCGCCGCGTCATCGTCGGCTACGCCGAACTAGGCAAACTGACCCCAGTCGTACGCGACTTGATCAACCAAGGCAGGCTGTTACACACGGGCGAAACCATGCTTGCTGAACACGTCCAACGCGCTGTTGCCGTCAAAACCCAAAACACCTTGGTGCTGTCATCGCAACGGTCACCCGGCCCAATCGAACTGGCGCGTTGCATGGTGTGGGCGGCTGGAATGGTCGCTCGACCCGCGCAAAGCGGTCGCCCAATGATCGTCAGCGTGTAGTGTTGCGACGTACCCGCCCCGGCCTTTCGTCGGGATCGTGTCGGCGGGCGGGTACACATAAACACTCGACGCGTGTGGCACACTTGACGCATGGCCCTGTTCGCTAAAAAGACTGCCGCAATCAGCACCACCCCCGTTGCTGCCGACGTGCAGGCCGCTGTCGGCTACACGTCAAACGCGCAAGGCCCAAACATGATCGGCCAGTATTACACCTACCAAGAAGGTGAAGCCCGCAACCGCGCAATTTCAGTACCTGCGATCAACCGTGCGCGCGACCTTATGGCATCGGTCATCAGCTGTATGCCACTCAAGATGTACAACGAAGTTTGGAATGAGCTTGAGGAAGAAATGACCAAGGTGTATTTGGCACCGCGGTCATGGCTACGCCGACCTGATCCGACCGTGCCATACGGGCACATCATGGCGTGGACATTTGACGACCTGTTCTTCTACGGTCGCGCGTTTTGGTACATCACGTCACGCACCGCCGACGGCTACCCAGCATCGTTCACCCGTTTGCCAACTGGGTCGATCACGACGCCTGATCAGGTTGGCCCGGTATGGTTTGCGCCATCCAAGCAGGTGTACTTCAACGGCGGCGAACTTGACCCTGCAAACCTTGTGCAGTTTCTCAGCCCGACCCAAGGGCTGATCTATTCGGCGCCAGGCGCCATTGAGACCGCGCTCAAGATTGAAGCAGCCCGCAACCGCAACGCCAGCAGCTCAATCCCGGCAGGCATCCTGAAGCAGACCGACGGTGAACCGTTGAGCGCACAAGAATTGACCGACATTGCAGCGCAATTCAATGCGGCTCGCGCCACCAATCAGACCGCAGCCCTCAACCAGTACCTCAACTACGAGCCGACCACAATGACCCCCGACAAAATGCTGCTGATTGAAAGCGCCAACTATTCGGCGCTTGAGGCCGCCCGCCTTGGCAATGTACCGCCGTATTTGGTCGGTGTCAGCACCGGGTCGTACTCGTACCAGTCAGCACAGCAGGCCCGCGCCGACCTCTACATCTTCGGTGTCAAACTCTACGCCGAAGCGATCGCCGCAACCCTGTCAATGGACAACGTGCTACCACGCGGCACATACGTCGAATTCGACGCTGACGAATACCTCGAAGAGGAATACGCAGCCGACAAAATGGATGAACCATCAGAAGTCAACATTGAAGAAAACACGCAAGAGAGGATCGCAAACCGATGATCAAATTCCACGCCACCGACATCAGCATCATCGCTGGTAAAGGTGCAGGCCGACGCGAAATCAGCGGCGTCGCCGTACCGTACAATGTCAAAGCAACCGTCGCATCCGGGCAAGACGTCATCATCAAGCCAGGCGCACTACCCGTCGAAGGCAAAGCACCACGCCTGTTCATGTACCACGACAGCACAATGCCTGTCGGTGTCGTCACCGAGCGCGTCGACAGCCCCGAGGGCATGCTGTTTACCGCCAAGATCTCGGCATCTAGCCAAGGCCAAGACGCCATGATCATGCTGTCCGAAGGCGTTATCGACCAGGTATCCATCGGCGTGACCCCTACCGACTTCAGCTACGACGACGACGGCACCATGATCGTCAAGGCCGCTGACTGGGTAGAGCTGTCGCTTGTACCCGTTGGCGCATTTGGTGACGCAGCTGCCATCACGGAAGTCGCCGCGAGTATCCACCAACCCGAAGAAGAAATCGGCAATACTGAACAAGAGACCCCACAAGAGGAGACACCAGCAATGGAAAACGCACCAGTCGTCGAGGCCGCCGCAGTCGAGGCCGCGATCCCAACCGCACCAATCCCGGCCAAGCCAAAGCGTCAGTTCGACCTGCCAACCGCAGGCGAATACCTTGCCGCAATGCACATCGGTGGCGAAACGTTCCGCAACGTTGCAGCAGCCGCCCGCGACTTCGCACTTTCGCGTCAGTCGGCACTTCAGGCAGCCGCAGGTGACGTTCTCACCACCGACACGCCAGGTTTGTTGCCTGTCCCAGTTCTCGGCCCTGTGTTTCAGGATCTGAACTACATCCGCCCAGTCGTTGCGGCAGTTGGCGCTCGCGCCATGCCGGACGGTGGCAACAGCAAGACGTTCATCCGCCCGACGTGGACGACGCACCCATCGGTCGCTGCACAGTCGCCTGAACTCAACCCAGTTTCGGCCACCACCCCGGTCATCGCATCCAACGTTGTCACCAAGACAACGCTCGCAGGTCAGGTCACCCTGTCCGTGCAGGACGTCGACTTCACCAGCCCGGCAGCAATGGAAATCATCCTGCGCGATCTCGCAGGCCAGTACCTGCTCAAGTCTGACGACGTCGCAGCAGACGCCATCACTTCGGGCGCATCAGCTTCGGGATCAACCTGGTCGGTCACGGGCACCGACCCGTCAACGTTGTTTTTGTCGCTGTACGACGCGGCCACCGACATTCTCACCGCAACCAACTTCCTGCCCGACCACATCTTCGTTGATCCAATCACCTGGAAGTATTTGGGACAGCAGATGGACGCCGACAAGCGGAACATTTTCCCGTACGCGGGCGCAGCAGGCCTCATGGGAGTGAATGCCGCAGGATCGGCCAACATCACCCAGCTCAACACGTTCAACCCGTTCGGCCTCAATCTCGTTGCCGATCGCAACTTTGCAAGCAAGACCATGGTCGTCGCTCGCGGATCTGCAATCGAGTTCTACGAGCAGGTACGCGGCCTCATGTCGGTTGAAGTGCCAGGCACCCTCGGTCGCACGTTCTCGTACTACGGGTACGTCGCAACCTTCATCGCCGACAGCGATCAGGTCAAGTCGATCGTCGTCGACTAGCCCGGTAGGTAGGCCCCAGTCATGGCCACCTACACGGTCACCCACAAATACCTGTTAGACAATTACGCCGTCCTACAACTACTCACCCCCTCAGAAGTAGTTGTAGGCGGCGCAATCACCGTCACAGGCGTCGACGCCACGTTCAACGGCTCATACACAGTTCGAGCGCTCCCGCAATACTTGTACATCGGCACCGACACCGAAGGCGACCTGCTGTATGACTATCAGGTACCGATCCAAAACCAGGTGCTGTACGCCAAAACCGCCAGCAACGTTGATCGTGTCGCATCCACCGGGTCGCTCGCATACACGCCTGTCTGTACTTGGATCACGGCAACCAACATTGAGGATTGGCTAGGTATTGGCACCGCAACCGCAGGCGACGCAGCGTTCTTGACGCAATGCGCCGCAGCCGCCAACCAATTCTGCTACCGACGCCGCCAAGAGGCCGGATACATCGACAGCGTCAGCACCAGCCCATCAAGCGACGTCACCCTAGGCACGATCATGTACGGCGGTGCCCTGTACCGTCAACGCGGATCCATGGATCAGTTCGCATCATTTGACGGCATGGCAACCGCCCCAGTCGTCGGCCTGTCCGGCATGGTAAAGCAGCTGTTGGGGATTGACCGCCCACAGGTGGCCTGATGCCCGTACCCGCATACACCGACCTGTTCAACGAGGCCATCGACGACCTGACCGCAACCCTGCAAACCATCACAGGGCTACAGGTCGTCAACGATCCCCGAAACATCGTGCCCCCGTGCGCTTTCATTGACGCACCATCGTGGGAAAGCTGGAACTACAACATCGTCAAACTGACGTTTCCCGTGAAGGTGCTGACGCTCGGCCCAGCCAACCTTGACGCCCAACGATCGCTGCTCAACATTTGCGCCATGCTGCTAGCCAAAAACGTGGCTGTCACCGGGGGCCGACCAACCGTCATTGACATCGGCGGGTCAATCCTGCCCGCCTACGATCTCACCGTCACCATGCAAGCCCAAACAAGCTAGGAGAACCCATGTACATCATCGTCAGCCCCCGCCTCGGAACACCCGGCGACACGTTTGAGCCAACCGAAGGCATCAACATTGACGCTCTCATCGAAGGCGGCTTCCTATCCACCGACAAACCAAAAAAGTCGTCTAAAGTCAAAGAAGAACCAGTCGAGGAGAAGTAACCCATGGCAACCAGCGTCTATCTGTCCAACCCGGCAATCAAGATCAACGGCGTTGATCTCACCGACCAATGCACCGCCGCCGTTGTCAACTACACCAAGGAAGCGTTGGAAAACACCGCATTTGGTGACAGCGCCCGCAAGTACACCGCAGGCTTGCAGAACAACACCATCACGGTCACCTTGTACCAGTCGTACGCGGCAACCGAAACCGAAGCCACCATCTACAGCTTGGTTGGTACCACCGTCGACGTCATCGTTGCAACCACCACCGCAGCATTGACCACCCCAACCGCGACGGCCCCCAAGTATGAATTGGTGCAGGCCTATCTTGAAAGCCACACCCCGATCAACGCGTCCTTGGGCGAGCTCAGCACCATTGACCTGACGTTCTCCGGCGGCGCGCTCACGAAGAGCACGTCGTAACCATGTTCTCGCCAGCCCAATCGGGCGGCGCTGAAAACAAACCAAGCAAGCCCGCGCTGGCGGAGCCTTGCCCGACGAAAGGTAACTAATGCGCGTCAAACTCAAAGTCGACCTCAAGGACGGGCGTGAGCCACGCACCATGGTCACAAATATGCTTGCCATCGTTGAGTGGGAGAAAACAGAAAACCGCCGATCAGCAGACGGCAAAGGCATCGGCTTTGTCGATATGTGCTGCTGGGCATACATCCTGTGCAAACTTGCTGGCGACAAAGTGCCCGCAACGTGGCGTGAATGGGTCGCTGAACACCCGGACATGGAAATCACGCCAATCGAAGAAACCACCGATGAAACCCCTACCATCGCGGCACCTGGCGACGCTCCCTCGCTGAGGTCTTAGTTATGACGGGCTACTGGCCGCCGCAAGTGGAATTTGACATTCGAGACATGACCACCGTGTTTTATGTGCTTGAACAGCAACAGCAACAGGCAAAGCGGGGCCGCTAATGGCAACCGTTGAGGTGATTGGCGTCAAGCAAATGTTGCGTGACCTCAAGCAAATTGACCCTGAAGCCCGCAAACAATTTGCAAAAGACGCTAAGCAGATTGCCAGCCCGATCGTCGTGGCGGCGCAAGGTAGTTACCCGGCACAAGCGTTGTCAGGTATGCGGTATCGCTGGACGCAAAACGGGCGTCAGCTGTTGCCCTGGGATCAGCGTAAAGCTCGACGTGGCGTACAGGTCAAAGTTGATGCTGGACGCAAAAAAGACGGCGTGGTGACGATCATCCAAAAAGACCCGGCAGCCGCCATTTATGACATTGCGGGCCGTGGCAACTCAAACCGCCTGGGTGACGCCTTGACTGCGTTTGCTGGCAACCCGTCGCGCGTCATGTGGCCGTCAGCCGAAGCGCACATTACCGACGTGCAGGACGAAATGACCAAAGCGCTTGAACAGGTTGCCAACGAGATAAATCGTAGAATTGCAACCATATGAGCATTCGCATACCCATCATCAGCGAGTTCGACGATAAGGGTATTGCGCGCGCCAAAAAAGAATTCAACAGCCTTGAGACGACCTCGGAAAAGGTCGGCTATGGGATGGAGAAAGCGTTTGTGCCTGCGATCGCAGCTGTGGGCGCACTCGCTGCCGGGCTTGGCATGGCCGCCAAAGCAGCTGCTGAAGATGAGGCTGCTCAAGCCGCACTTGCCGTACAGCTTGAAAATTCGACAGGTGCCGGGCAGGAACAGATCGCCGAAGTTGAGAAAGCGATTAGCGCTATGTCACGTCAGGCCGCGGTCGCCGATGACGTACTGCGCCCCGCGTTTGCCGCACTCGTCCGAGGCACAAAAGACATCAACGAAGCCCAATCACAAATGTCGCTGGTACTCGATATCAGCCGCGCCACCGGGATCGACGCAACCACCGTCGCCGACGCGCTCGCCAAAGCGTACGAAGGCAATTTCAAGGCCCTGCGATCGCTCACCCCTGAAATGGCAAACCTCATTCGTGAGGGTGCCGACATGGAGACGATCATCAGCGTGTTGGGTGGCACGTTTGGTGGCGCAAACCAGGCATTTACCGAAACCGCTGAAGGCGGCATGGCAAAAATGCAGATCGCGTTTGCCGAAATGCAAGAAAGCATCGGTGCCGCCGTGTTGCCTTTGCTTGAGCGCCTTGTACCGATCATCACAAAAATGGCGCAAGCCGTCGAAGAAAACGCTGACGTCGTCATCATCCTGGCAGGCGTCATCGGCACCCTGTCGGCCGCGATCATTGCCTACAATGTGGCAGTCAAAACCGCCGCATTCCTACAAACCGCATTCAACATTACTTTGGCAGCCAACCCGATTGGTCTTGTGGTCGCCGCGATTGTTCTACTCGGTGCAGCTCTCGTCGCCGCATACGCCAAATTTGAGGGCTTTAGGAAAGTCGTAGACGCCGTATTCGGTGCACTCAAAACAGGTATCAAGATCGCCGTCGATTACGTCGCAAGTTACCTAAACAGCATGATCAGCGTATTTCGCACCGTGTTCAACACGATCGCAAACCTATGGAACTCAACCCTTGGCGGTTTGTCGTTTGAGATTCCGGACTGGGTGCCAGGCATCGGCGGTCGAGGTTTCAGCATCCCCGAAATGCCAACCATCGGTGGCGGGGCCGGTAGCGGCGCTCTAGCGACCGCAGGAGGCGACAAAAACCTTGGGGTGCCCATTCCCTCATCCGCAGGCGGATCGGTCGTCGTAGCGGCTCCTAGCGTGCCTAGCGGGGGCGGTGGTGGTGGCAGGGGCGCGTCCGTCCGACAGATCATGGAAGCCCCAAATATGTTGGGCGCAGGCATCGCCAGCAACCCGTTCACATCAAACGCCCGTAACGCCATGCTGGAAAACATCACCGTCAACGTCAACGGCGGGTTGGCGACCAGCGCCGAGATCGGGCAAGCCGTCGTCGACAGCATCCGCGCCTACAACCGATCAGCTGGCCCGGCGCGCATTGAGGTCAGCGGGTACGTCTGATGCCCGGCACAGCAATCGTTCAATCAGGCAATTATTTGCTGGAGATCGACGCAGGCTTCACCATTGACGCATTCACGCTTGACGACAGCACCAAAGGCGTCTTGAATAACACCGACTATGTGCTGGACGGCACCACGCAGTTTGCTGACGTCACCGATGGCACTTTGAACATTTCGGTGCGTCGAGGTCGTAAAGATCAGGGCGACCAGTTCAGCGCAGGCACCATGACGTTCACGCTCAACGACACGCTGGCCGACGGCATCTTCAACCCGTTCGACACCTCAAGCCCTTATTACGACGCCAACGCCAACGTGCCTGGCTTGGCACCAATGCGCCGTGTACGCCTCGGCCGCTACAACGCCAGCAACACGCTTGAATACCTGTTCAAAGGCTACGTGGTCAATTACGACTACAACTTTGCGCTAGGTGGCTTGAACACGGTCAGCGTGTATTGCGCCGACGACTTCTATTTGCTGGCACAGACCTACATGAACAGCTACAACGTGTCGACCGAAACATCAGGCGCACGTATTGAAAGCGTGTTGAACCTGCCTGAAGTCGATTATCCGACCGGGCCGACGGCCCGCAACATTTCCACAGGCACCGTCAATCTTGGGCACGACACCGCGTACACCGTCCCGGCAGGCACAAACGTGCTGGCCTATCTGAACCA